TGGAAAATTACTTGCATCGTTTACGGACGCGCGTGCGCCCGATCGAAATCGCAATGCTGTTGTTTCTCAGCTGCTGCGTATTGTTGGCGGTGACACTGTTACTGTAAACCGCAAAAATAAGGAGTCGTGGAACGGTTACCTGCCGACCAGGATCGTGATCTACTCCAACGAGGTCCTGCAGCTGACAGAAAACTCAAACGCGCTCACCGGCCGCATGGTCGTGCTGCGCATGACTAAGTCGTTCTACGGCAAGGAGGACACGGACCTCGCGAGCAAGCTCATGCGCGAGCTCTCTGGCATCTTCAACTGGGCCATGGTCGGCGAGCACCGGCGCGTTGCGCGCGGCGGGCACTTCCTGCAACCCAAGAGCGGCCTGGAGCTGCTGGAGGTGATGGAGGAGCTGTCCAACCCGCTCAAGCCGTTCATTGAGGACGTCCTGATATTCGAGCCGGGCGGCATGGTCGACAAGGACGAGCTGTTCGCGGTCTACAAGCACTGGGCGCACAAGAAGAGCATCCACCCAGGCAACGACCTCTCGTTCAAGAAGAAGTTTTTGGCGTCGGTGCAAGACAGGCCGATCGAGAACACGGAGATCAGGACCAACGGAGAGCGCAAACGTGTATACGTCGGGATACGATTGACGGACAAGGCCCAGCAGTACGTCAACTCGCTGGGCGAGCTAGAGGGAGAGATATTTTGATCAGGGGAATCGGAACGGACATACTCGAGATCAAACGCATCTCCGACATGTCGAAGAAGATGGGGTGGGCACTGGCGCACCAGGTCCTGGGCCCGCGAGAGCTGCAGGTGTACGCAGAGCTCACGGACGACAGGCGGCTGGCCGTGAATTACCTGGCCAGGAGGTTCGCGGCCAAGGAGGCATTCGTCAAGGCCAGCGGCATCGACGGGCTCGACGTGCGCCAGGTCGAGGTCCTAAACCACGACAACGGCGCGCCGTACGTTGCGCTCTCCGGCAGGGCATCACTTCAAATGGGCTCGATGGATTGGGCCCACCACGTAACTATATCCGACAGCGACAGCTACGTAGTCGCGACCGTGATCTGCGAAGACCGCGGCTAAAATTGAAAGGAAACGCATGAGAATCATTCTTATCGGCATGATCGTTGGCCTGGCCTACTTTCTATTCGACAACGCCATGGACCGCCAGTACAACCGCGGGTTTGCGGAAGGCCGCGGCATGGCGCTAAAGACCAACCCACCAAGCGAAGAATTAGAGCTAGTGTGCGCCGGGCTCTGGATCGGGCAGCAGAATAAAAAGTACTGGGAGAAGCAATGACAGACATCGTGAACCACCCACCGCACTACAAGTCCGGCGGGATCGAGACCATCGACTTCATCGAGGCCAAAGACCTCGGGTACCACCTCGGTAACGTGGTAAAGTACATATCACGTGCGGGGATCAAGTCGCACTGCCCCATCGAGGACCTGAAGAAGGCACGGTGGTACCTGGACCGATACATCAACCAACTGGAGAGCCAAACATGATGCACCCATCCGGAATGACCCAGGAACGCTGGGACTGGCCGTTCAAGACGCCAGAGGAGCGCAAGCTGGTCGTGAAGTACTACGAGAAGCTCAAGCGCCAAGAACGAAAAGAGAAGAAAGAGCAAATTCACAACTTTGAGGAGGCGCTGCTATGACGGCAGAGATCAGACGCATCGGCAGGTGGACCACCATCTCCGCGCTTGAGGCCGCGAGGGAGGAGCTCAAGGACGAGGACACGCTTTTGATCGTGGCCATTACCAAGGAGGACCAGATGATGAAATACTGGTCCGCCAACGCGACCAACATGCAGGTCAATTGGATGGTGGACAACGTCAAGTCGGACATAATGTTCGGGAGCCTGTGATGCACCAAGAGATCGCGGTATTCAAAAAATTCGTCCGCAGGTACTGGTCCAAGGCACTTGCCCCGATTTTTGCATTAGTAGTGGGAGCGGTCATGGGAAACTTCCTGACCGAGGGCCGGATCCTGGACGACTGCAAGTACAGCTCCTCGTTTCGTATCGGGACGCAATCATTTAACTGCGGGAGACGTATATGAGCAACCTGCTAGATTTCTGGCTGTGGATGATGCTGGTCGTAACGCTGGCCATCGTCGTGGGCATCAGGGAGGACAGGCATGGCCGGGGCAGGTAAGGGATCCCGCCAGAGACCGGTCGAGGACAGGGAACAGTTTGACAAAAACTGGGACCAGATCTTCGGCCGGGTCGAGTCCCCATGCGTTGAGATATGCGTCCTGGACTACTTAAGGCAGCAGTGCCGCGGTTGTCACCGCACGCTGGAGGAGATCGCGGACTGGGCCTACAAGAGCAACGACGAAAAGCGAACGATACTTAAAAAGGCAGAGGAGCGCGGGTGGGATGAAAAAAGTCTTAATAATTAACTCAGACGAGGACCAGGAGTCGATGGCCCAAGACTTTGCCGAGGCAATCTTCGACCGCGCGCGTGAGCTGGTGAGGGAGCACGGCGTGTGCTACTTCAGGTTCACCAGGGAGGACGGGATGCTGATCATCCACCCCAAGCACAACAAGCAAATAACCGGGGTCATCGCAGATGCCTAAAAACTATGGCTACTACCACGTCGACTGCGGCCACTTCCCGGCCCAGATCAAGCTTTGTTTTTCTAACGAGATGTTCCAGAGAATTTTGCTCGACCACGGGATTACGCAGAAAGCGTCCGCACTTGACGAAGGGATCGCGGAGACGCACTACCTGACGGACGGCAAGGAGGGCATCATCGTCTTAGCGTTCGACTTGAAGGAGTGTGTCGACGAGGACCCGGCGTACCTGGCCGGCGTGATAGCGCACGAGGCAACGCACTGCGTATGCCGCGTGTTTGAGCACATCGGCGAGCCCGCGGAGGAGATCGGCGAGGAGTCACGCGCCTACCTAACGGAGCACATCGTCAAGCAGATCACGACCGGGATACGGATGGAGATGGACAAAAATGCTAGAAAAGCAGATCGAAAGCTATCTAAGCAAAAAAGTAAAAGAGATGGGGGGACTGAGCCTAAAGTGGATCAGCACGGTGACGGGGGTCCCGGACCGGATAATCTTCCTAAACAAAAGGGCGCACCTGATCGAGCTAAAAACAAAAACCGGCGCGCTGTCTGCAAGGCAACTCTTAATGTTTCAAGAGTTAGAGCTGCAGGGATTTCCGGTGACCGTATTGAGGTCTAAAACAGACGTCGATGACTTCCTTACAAAATCAAAAACAGCGCCAGTATAGGTCCTCCAAAAGTGGACAGATAACTAACCTTTTGTTTGCCGCAAAAGCGAGGGCAAGAAAACGAAAGGTGCCATTCGATTTGACCAAGGAATACCTCATGTCGATCGCCAACAAGCCGTGCCCTGTATTTGGCGTTGAGTTTGAGTGGGGCTGCTCCGGCCTCGGCAGCGGCAGATCAAAAAGCCCCAACTCGCCATCCCTGGACCGAGTGATACCAGAGCTTGGCTACATAATTGGAAACGTGGTATTTATTTCTCGCCTTGCAAACACGATAAAGTCAAACGCCACGGAAAAAGAGCTGTACGCCGTGGCCGACTGGCTGCACGACAAACGAAAAGAGGTACTAAATGCTTTCAAAGACAGACCTACACCACTACCAGCGCCGCCTGATACACCAGGCAAAAAGCCTTCCGCACGTTGGCCTTTTCCTGGAGCCGGGCCTGGGAAAAACAGCAACCGCGCTGACGATCGTCAGGGAGAGCTCTTTGGGGCGGACCCTGGTGATAGCTCCCAAGAGAGTCGCGGAGTCAGTATGGGCGCAGGAGTGTCAAAAATGGCAGCATCTGCAAGACCTCCGAGTGGCGCTAGTGATGGGGACGCCAGAGCAACGTTTGAAAGCTCTCTACAGTCAGTCAGACATTTACGTGATCAACGTGGAGAACGTCCCCTGGCTGGTGGAACATTGGCCCGCTGGGCTGTTCGATTATTTAATAATCGACGAAAGCAGCCGGTTCAAGGACCCCAGCACGAAACGGTTCAAGGCGATAAAGAGAGTGCTAAAGACGTTTAAGCGACGCATCATCTGCACCGGCACGCCCACGCCCCAAGGCGTTGGCGACCTGTGGTCCCAGGTTGGCATGCTCGACCTTGGGCAGCGACTGGAGCCAACGCTGACAAAGTTTAGAGACGTCTACATGTACGCCGCCGAGCGCAACCGGCACACCAACGTCGTCTACAAGTGGGCGCCGCGCCCTGGCATGGACCGCCAGATACTGGACAAGATATCTGACATCTGCTTTAGCTTGCGCGCGGAGGACTACCTGCAGCTGCCGGCGTTGACCAAGCTCTACCACAACATTGAGCTGGATGATTCGACAATGAAAAAGTACAAACAACTTAAAAAGGAGATGGTCAGTGAAATCGAAGGTAAGACTATTACGGCGGTTACTGCGGCCGCGCTGGCCAACAAGCTTTTACAGTTTACCAGTGGCACCCTTTACTCCGAAGATGGTGAAGCCGAGGCTCATAAAGCTAAAATTGAATACCTTGAGTCTCTTGTTGAAGAGAACCAACACCCTACCCTGGTTTTCTATCATTATAAAACGGCGCTACAAAAGCTAAAGGAAGCCTTCCCCGAGGCGCAAGAGCTGAACGCTAACAACATGGAGGACTGGAGAAACGGAAAGATCAAGATACTACTAGCACACCCGCAGTCTGGTGGCATTGGGCTGAACCTGCAGTGCAACGTCGGAGACGTGGCGCAGATGGTATGGTACGACCTGCCGTGGAGCTCGGAGAATTACATCCAGGCAAACGCGCGCGTCTACCGGCAGGGCCAGACAAAGCCTGTAATCATCCACCACCTCGTCGCGAGCAACACGATTGACTGGCAGGTGGTTCGTGTCCTGGATGGAAAGATCGACGCACAGGACGCGGTACTTGACGCACTGAAGGCATGATAATTCTAAAATATAAAAAGAACTGCGCCGCTCCTCGTCTGTCTGACGAGGAGCCGGATTTGATGGAGCAGGAGGACATCGAGGGCATATCGGGCATGCAATCCGATGGGTGGCTGCCCTGGAGCTATGAGGACATGATCGACATACGTCGCGTCATTCAAGACCGAATGCCTCAAAAGCAGCGCGAGGTCATGGAGGCATTTCTGATGGGCAGCAACGCCTCCGACCTTGGCGTGACGGAGAAGTATTGGCGGTACCACTTTAAGCGAGCCGTAGAGTTTATTAAGAGGGAGATGGGTGTATGAGGCACTACCATGATTTAATTGAGATCGAAAACGTAAGCATCGACCTGGACGTCCTGCAGAGCACTGTCCGTGTCCTGACGTACGGCATGCCAGAGGCGAACAAGAAAGATGTCGAGTACGCCATGCACAACGTCACGGACCGGCTGGAGGAGCTCAGCTCGCGCCTGCGAGATAGGTTTGACACACTGTTTAACGCCATACGAGACGAAGAGGATGAAAATAAACGTGAGACTAAAAAACGAGCCAAGAATGACAAGGTTTAAGCTGGAGGATGCCCTGATGCGTTTGTGGGGCACCGCCGAGGACGTGGAGACACTGTTTCAGTACTACTACGAGCGCCACGACAGTATAAACCCCGAGGACGTGGCCAACGCATTGCTTGGGATCAAGCAGATGATACAAATGCGCGGAGAGCTGGCGTTTGAATTATTTGAACGACTCATAAAGGAACAGGCAGAAAATGAAAATACCTAAAAAATTACTGGAGCCATTTAAGAACCCCTTCGTCGAGGCCAAGCGCCAGGAACTTGCCAGCGCCATGACCAAGACGCTGCTAAACGAGGCCCTGAGGGACCGCAAGAAGGCCGAGCTTGCCAAGCAACAGGCCAAGGGCGAAAAGCCTCCCGGTTCTGCATAAGTAGTAGTAGGCACGTCGGGAGACGCCCGCAGGCCGGTGAAAGCCCGGCACAAACACAAACCAGGAGAGACCATGAAAAAGTTTATCAGCGCCGCGGTAGTGGCACTCTTGTCCATCGCCGTCCTGCCGGCCCATGCCGCGGATAAAAAGGCCGATGCCAAGGTAGAGAAAAAGGCCGAGAAGAAGGCAGAGAAGAAGAAATAAGGGGTTGGAATAGCTTCGACGTGGGCCAAGGCCTAAGCGGCAACCTCGCGGACCTGGGTGCGATTCCCAGCAACTCCACCACACAAAGGAAGACCATGGACGACTTTAAGTGCATGCCCAAGATGGCAGCAGGCGGATCGGCAAAGCCCGGTCTCTACGCCAACATCCACGCCAAGCGCGAGCGCATCGCCAAGGGATCTGGCGAGAAGATGCGCAAGCCAGGGTCTGAGGGCGCCCCCACGGCCAAAGCGTTCAGGGAGTCCGCCAAGACGGCAAAGTAATGGCAACCAAGAAACACGTATTTAAGCCCGAGATGTGCGACAAGCTTATCGAGATGGGCAAGCAGGGCGCGTCACAGAAGATGATGTGGTCCGAGCTGGGCATATCGCGAGAGGTGGCAAAAAACTGGGAGAAGAAACACCCCGAGTTTGCCGACGCGCTAGGCGTTGCCTTGGTACACAGCCAGGCCTTTTGGGAGCGCGAGATGCTGGCCAACGTCGGCAACAAGGCATTTAACTCCCGCATCGCCGAGATCGCGCTTAGGGGCCAGTTTCCCCAGGACTACAAAGAGACCCGTGAGCAGAAGATCGACGTCAAGGCCGACGTCGTGGTCGACTTCAAGGGCGCGGTAGATGACCTTATCAAGCAACTAAAGGCGGCAAAAGACTAGCACGGTCGTACCAAAAAATAGCACGGTCGTACCCAAAAAGGGCACCCAAAACGGTGCCCTTTTTGCATTAGTAGATATACGACAAACCGTTGAAACAGGAAAAACGACATGACCGCCCACGCCGTCCTATCCGCCAGCGCATCCAAGCGATGGCTGACATGCACCCCAAGCGCACGCCTGGAGGCCAGCCTCCCCGAGCTCAAGCGAGCCGCTGGCGACTTCGACTACAGCCAGGAGGGGACCACGGCCCACCTGCTGGCAGAGATCATGCTGCGCCACCACTACGCCGAGATCGGCACCGAGGAGTACCAGCGCGAGTACACCATCATCCGACAGTCCCAGTACTACACAGAGGAATTTGAAGACTATGTTACAAACTATGTTCTATACGTCCGCAGCCAGATTGGTGAGGGCGACCGGCCGCTATTTGAGCAGCGTGTGGATTACTCTGACTGGGCTCCTGACGGATTTGGTACTGCTGATGTCGTCATACTTTCCAAGCACAAGGTCAGAGTCATCGACCTCAAGTTTGGAAAAGGCATCCCCGTCGAAGCCAAAGACAACTCGCAGCTCCGGCTCTACGCGCTCGGGGCCTGGAGCAAATTTAAAGAAGAGTACCCAGACATCAAAGAGGTCGAGTACACCATCGTCCAGCCAAGGCTCGACAGCATCACCACCGACGGCACGTCGCTCGCGCGCCTCGTCGACTGGGCAAACTACTTCGTAAAACCGAAAGCAAAGAAGGCATGGTCTGGGACTGGCGAGTTTGTCGCCGGGGACCACTGCCAATTCTGCCGAGCCAAGCACACCTGCAGGGCACGTTCCGACTTTGCAAACGACGTCGCGTCGTTGGAGTTTCGGGAGCCGGCCCTGCTCACCGACGACGAGCTCGAGCTGGCACTATCCCGCGCCAGCCAGCTCAGGTCCTACGTGTCTGACCTGGAGTCGTACTTCACCGAGCGCGCCATCAACACCGGCAAGACCCCCCGCGGGTACTCACTGGTGGCAACCAAGACCCACCGCAAAATATCCGACGAGCTACTGGCGACGCAGGTCCTGCTTGACAAAGGGTTCAAGTCGGAGGACATTATGGAGCCGGCGTCTCTCAAGTCGATCGCAAAGCTTGAGAAGCTGGCAAAGAAGGGCTACGTGGCCGACGTTCTCTCGAGCCTGATAGTAAGGCCCGAGGGATCGCCAAAGCTGGTCAAAGACGACAACACGGCACAGGAGGACTTTAAGTGAGCAAGCGAGAGCAGATATTTGACAACTACGTTGGGGTCGAGGAACTGATGTTCCTGGAGCCGGAGTATTTTGACGAGGCAATCATCGGCGTCGCCAGCAGCGCCAGCGGCGTCATCGCAGTCGCATATAGCGAGCCGCAGATCATCAAGCTGCTGATGCAGCACGACAAGATGGACCCGGACGAGGCCATGGAGTGGTACCAGTTCAACATACTGGGGTCTTTCATGGGCGAGAGCACGCCAATCTTTATAGACGACACGGTGCTGGAGTGAGCCCTCACATCTTTTTAAGCCTGGTGGGGCTGATGTACATCATGACCACCCTGTCCTACCTCAAGGTCCGACGTATAGGGATGATGATCGCCTTCATCGGTTACACCATCGGCCAGGTCGGGCTTATAATCGACTCATTTGAGATCGGTGACAGGTCAGAATGATTTCAGGATGCGAAACAAAAACGGCACCCGTTTTTGTATTAGTAGTTGTACGGGCATTGAGCCAGCCCGGTAAAACGGCTCTTACGTCAAAAAGGAAGCCAAGATGGCAAAATCAGCAAAGGTAGTAACAGGCAAGGTACGTTTCTCTTACGCCCACGTCTTTGAGCCGCAGGCGGTTCAGGAGGGTGGCGCACTGAAGTACTCCGTGTCGCTCATCATCTCGAAGAACGACAAGGAAACGATCGACCGCATCAACAAGGCAATCGAGCAGGTCAAGGAGGACAACAAGTCTGTCTGGGGCGGCAGCATCCCCAAGGGACTCAAGGGTGGGCTCCGCGATGGTGATGCAGAGAAGGACGACCCAGCGTACAAAAACTCGTACTTCATCAACGCCAACTCTGCACAAAAGCCTGGCGTGGTCGACGCAGACCTCAACCCGATCATTGACAAGACCGAGTTTTACTCGGGCTGCTTTGGCCGTGCGTCCGTAAGCTTCTTCGCTTACAACAGCAACGGATCCAAGGGCGTCGGTTGCGGGCTGAACAACGTCCAGAAATTGGAAGAGGGCGATCGTCTTGGCGGCGTTACTACCGCCACCGAGGACTTCGCAGTTTAATCAGGAGAAATGTATGTCAAAAGCAATCACGTTGGACTTCTCAAAGTTCTTCCCCGTCGATCACTCGTTCGTAGCCGTCAAGGCACGCGCAACGAGCGGTGACGACTTCTTCGTCAACATGTCGTTCGGCGACGGGGATAACAAGGTCACGTACTTCATCGACGAGTACAACAGCCGAGAGGCGCTCAAGCAGGTACAGTTTATGATGGACATGCTTGGCAAGACCTCTGAATTTTTAGAGAAGGCGTTCGCACTACCCCCGGCAGAAAAGATGTTGAAGGAGTACAAATTCCTCAACGTCGAGCCGGCCAAGAAGGCAGCCCCCAAGAAGAAAAAGGCCGCCGCCAAGAAGTAATTTCCTTGCTGTTGTGTACTAGGGCACCCCCGGGCGAAAGCCTGGGGGCTATGCCTCCCATTCACCATTCACCTGATAAAAACAACCCATGGACCAATACCAAGAATACATCGCCGCCAGCCGCTACGCACGCTACCTTGACGACAAGGGAAGGCGCGAGCAGTGGAGCGAGACGGTGTGGCGCTACGTCGACTACATCTTCAGCCGCACGCAGGAGATCACCAACAACGTGGAGCTGAAGGACCGTATCTACAAGGCGATTTACAACCTGGAGGTTATGCCATCAATGCGCGCGGTCATGACCGCGGGAAAGAGCGCCGATCGTGACAACACCTGTGTTTACAACTGTTCTTACCTACCGGTTGACGATCCCAAATCGTTCGACGAGGCGATGTTTATACTGCTCTGTGGCACTGGTGTCGGGTTTTCTGTCGAGGGGCGGTACGTATCACAGCTGCCCGAAGTGCCGGAAAAACTATTTGACAGTGACCACGTTATTCTCCTTCACCGTCAACACTTTCAAGAATGCGAAAGGTCGGAGACTAAACTCACTGGAGTGCCACGACCTGATGTGTAAAATAGGCGAGGTAGTGGTAGTGGGCGGCGTGCGCCGCTCTGCCATGATCTCGCTGTCAGACCTTGACGATGAAAGGATTCGCCATGCCAAGTCCGGACCCTGGTGGGAGACCGCGCCGCATCGAGCGCTGGCTAACAATTCCGCTGTTTATAATGAGACACCAACCGTTGGTAAGTTTATGGAGGAATGGCTTAGTCTTTACAACTCTCATTCTGGGGAGCGTGGCATATTTAATCGTGAAGCTGCTAAGAAAACTGTTGCCAAGTATGGCCATCGCGATCCTAATTTTGATTTTGGTACAAACCCTTGCTCCGAAATTATTCTGCGACCCTACCAGTTTTGCAACCTTACTGAAGTGGTGGTGAGACATGACGATACGCTGGAGACTCTTAAAGATAAGGTTGAGGTGGCGACGATACTGGGAACAGTTCAGTCCACCTTTACAAAGTTTCCGTATCTGCGAAAAGTGTGGCAGCGCAACACCGAGGAAGAGAGACTGCTGGGAGTGTCCTTGACAGGCATCTACGACAACATGAGAATGGTCACACTCGGTCAGGACCTTGACCGTTTACTGGGCGAGCTGCGAGAGCACGCCAGAAAGGTAAATCATGAGTATTCGGAAAAATTTGGTATTGCGAAATCAGCTGCAATTACTTGCGTCAAACCATCAGGTACGGTCTCGCAGCTTGTTGATTCCGCTTCAGGGATCCATCCCAGGCACTCCAAGTTCTACATCAGACGAGTCCGAGGGGATATTAAAGATCCACTATCATCCTTCCTTATCAACCAGGGAGTTCCGTCGGAGGCTTGTGTCTACAAACCATCTCAAACCGTTGTCTTCAGCTTCCCGCAAAAAGCCCCCGACGGCCTGACGCGCGAGGACGTGACGCCCGTCAGCCACCTCGAGACGTGGCTGGCGTACCAGCGCGAGTGGTGCGAGCACAAGCCATCGGTGACCATCTCCGTGGAGGAAAAGGATTGGCCATCGGTCGGTGCCTGGGTGTGGGAGCACTTCGATGAGATCTCGGGCGTCTCGTTCCTGCCGTACGACGGCGGCACCTACCGACAGGCGCCCTACGAGGAGTGCACGGAGGAGCAGTACAACGAGCTCAAGGCCAAGATGCCCGTGCTGGATTGGAGTCTGTTTAAGGAGCAGACCGACAACGTGGAGGGCGCTCAAATGCTCGCCTGCGTCGCCGGGGTGTGTGAGGTATAGTTGGTTGGTTGTTGCATGGTGAAGTAGCTTGGGGAGGGCGTCAGGCAGGCCCCAGAGGATGTGGCAAGCGGTGTATTTTCCTGCCTTCATAACCGCGTGATGTAGCCACCAAATCTGGCCCTCCGCTTTTTTGATATGTTTACAAATGTCCGAAATGTGTACACGTTTTTTGGACACGTTTACGTTATTAACACGTTTTTTGTCATGTAACATTAAAATTGTTACAAATTCAACCGCCGATACGTCGGCCCGCCACAGGAGCACGCATGATCGTAAGCATCGACTTTGAGACCCGCAGCCTTGTAGACCTCCCAACCCACGGCCTTGACCGCTACGCCCGGGACCCAAGCACGGAAGTGATCTGCATGGCGTACTCAATCAGAGGGTCTGACCCCATTATTTGGCTGCCAGCAGAACAGCCAATGCCGGACTTTATGTCGGACGAGACGACCAAGTTCCAGGCCTGGAACGCCGCGTTTGAGTACAACATCATGCGGCACGTGCTCAAGCTGCCAGTGTTTTTGGAGCAGTTTATCGACTCCATGGCCATGGCCGCCGCGGCCAACATACCGCAGGGCCTGGAGGACGCCGCGATATTCCTGGACGTCTCGCAGCAGAAAGACGCCACCGGCAAGCGGCTGATACAGAGACTGTCCAAGCCAGGACGTGACGGCAAGACCTTCAACCGGGACCCGCACCTGCTGTCTCAGATGTACGAGTACTGCAAGCAGGACGTCCGGACCGAGATGGCCGTGGTGAAGGACCTGCGACGCATGACATCGCAGGAGCAGAGGGTGTGGGAGCTGACGCAGAGGATCAACGACAGAGGGGTGCCGGTCGACCCGTCGGAGCTCAACCATGCCATAGCCGCGGTCGAGATCAACAAGGCCAATATACGCTCGGAAATAACCCTACTGACGGGAGGGTTAACCGCCAACCAGCCGGCCAAGATAGGGGAGTGGCTGCGCTCCGCTAATATCGTTGTGGATGACCTAACGGCCGAGACCGTCAACAAGCTACTGGCGCGCAAGGACATACCGGACAAGATACGGCGCGTGCTGGAGCTGCGCCGGCAGGGGTCGCTGACCAGCGTCGCCAAGTACGAGAAGATGCTGGAGGTCCAGGTCGGTGGCAGGATACGCAACACGCTGGTCTACCACGGCGCATCGACCGGGCGGTTCGCTTCCCGGGGCGGCCTAAACCTTCAGAACCTGGCCCGTCCACACATCGACGGCAAAGAG